TATAATTCCATAGTTTTAATCTCCTTATGGTGTTGTTGTGTTTATCGCTGTGTCCAGTAGCGCATTGATTCGGAATCTTTCAAACGGTTGACCATGGAACAGAACATTCGTGGACAACCTTATCACCTGACTTTCCGAGATACCTGCGTACTCACAGACACACTCTCGATCCTCTGCTGTAACGCAGGCAGACACTACTGTCAACCATCGTGTAGCAGCACGACGATATTCACAGATAGCTTCCGAATCAGAAGACCGAGGTTCCTTGGTGGCGTCGAGAATAGCTTGGGCAATAACAGCAAGCCACATTAACCGTTCTGCACTCCAATCATTATCTGAAGTGCGGAGCATCTCATACGTCACATAATCTAGATCGACATCCGAGGATGTAGATCCTTGGTATTCTGATTCGGTCACCAATATCCTAAGTCTTCCAGTAGCGTGTGTAAATTTTATTATTAACTGGATTAACTCTCTGCTCAGTCATGATGTCAACGCCCTTACGGCGGAGCTTATAGATCGCATCTCGGAGAGACACGATCCCATAATCTAGGAGGGCTTCTCTGGTAGAGATATGACCAACATCATCAAGGTGCTGTTCAATATTCGTAATCTTATTTGTCATTCCTTGTCTCCATCTTTCTTATGTTTAGAAGTCTTCTATAATTTTTTCTAGCTTTTCATTTAGATCGTGGCATACTTCTTTAGGTATGAATTTAATACCACCGATCTGTCTGTTGTAGTACTCCCGTTCTTCCTGACTGTCTAGTTTATTTGTCAGGACATCGAGTTTATGTTGAGCGTTTGCCTCTGCGTATGTTAATCCTCCTCTTGTCTCATACTGATGGACGATCACAAACCTGAAGTTAGTAAGACCGTAGTCTTTAATAGCTTGGTGGAGATATTTTGACGAACCTTTATAAGTCTTCCAGTCCGTATAACCTACGGCCTTCTTCTTGGAATATCTTTTGAATTGCTTTCGTCCAACATATTTCTGTTTTGTTTTTTTATTGTAGACAATATAAAGAAAACCGAAGAACCACTTAGGGTCTAGGTCTTCTTCAGAAGGACCTTCCCACGGCGTCAGTGTAATACTTCGGCTTGTCGTTCCAGCCTTTTTCTTCGACGAGCCCCTCGCCGTTGTTCGAGTCCGCCCAGCACGTGTGCTTGAAGTCACAGTAGACACATCCTGATCTAAGATATTGTCGTCCATCCTTCTTGGCCGTGACCGGGGTGAAGCATCTTTCCGGGGGCTCTTCTTTACTGATGACTTCTTTGGCTTCGGCGATCCTTTCTTTGGCATCTGGCATTTCCATGTCAGTGACTGGCATGTAACAAATCTCTCCAGTCACTTTGTTAAAAGCAAGAAACCCACCCTCATCTGCATTATCAGCCTGAACGTAAGCCCCAAGCTGCTGCATATATCCGAACGGATCGTCTTGTAAATCTCCCTTCTTAAATTTCTGAAACCCAAAGTCAGACGCACTCTTTGCGTCAACGATGATACCGTCAATCTTACAGTCGATGTGTCCTTTGACACCGTCAATTTCATATTCTCTTTGCTGGTCCGTGACTGTATGTCCAGCGGTCTTGACTAAAAGAAGAAGCAGGGATTCGAGTAGATGACCATAAGTGAATTTAAGTAATGTGTCATAAGGCAAAGAACTCTCGGCACTTTTCATATGTGCCTTGTACCATAACTGTCTGTTCTTTTTGCCAAGAGAAGAGAAGCGGAGGGTACTTTTCTCTTTCTCTTTTTCCGAATCCCTGCGTTCTTCGAATAGGCCAGTGACAGCCTCACGAACTTCGTCAAGGAAATCATCCATGTCTTTTGCAGAAGGAGAAGACTCACCAGATTCAATGGTTTTTTGAATGTTCTTTACGATGTTGTGAAGTGTCACTGACCTAAACCTCAGAAGGGCAGGTCGTCATCGATGTCAGCGTTTGACCCCAATACGACTGCGCCCGGTGCTTCGAATCCATCCTCTTCATCGAACCCATCAGAGCCGCCCTCATATTCAACAAGATTAATAATCTGAATCTTATCGATAGAGAAGCCCCACTTGTTCCACTTCGACATGAAGAACCGTGACACAAGAACCTTTACATCTGATCCCCATCCAATGCTGCTAAGGATATCATCAGGAATGCGGCGCTTCTTAGCATCAACCACAATCGGCGCTGCATTCTCTTCGCCCTTTGCGTTCCGTACATTCTTATGAAGAGACACATACGGATTATCCATAATAGCTGTTGGATCTTTTACCGTCATGTTATTATTCAGGGCAAGTTCCTGCATGTCCTCTTCCATAGACAGGGCCAAGCCCCAGCGTGGAGTATAAGCTGTGTCAGGGAAGTCGGGATGTAGGTGACCGTAAAACAATTTACCCGAGAGAACGAAACGTGATGGTGAAGTATCTTGTGTAGTAGCAACTGTCTTCTTTGTCATAGTTTATATGTTCCTTTATGTGTGTGTGTATATCTAGCTAGGTATCCGGGTTCTCCCGGCCTACCCTCTAGGTGGGGATGGGCCGACGGGTCGTCAACCCTCGACCCGAGAAAATTTTCAGTGGGTCTCTGCCCAGCTTTCGCCAATTACAACAGAACAATTTAGGTCACAATTAAACCCAAGGATTGTTTTGGTCTTCTTGATAGAAGCATGGACGGCATTAGTTAGTTCATCAGTATCCTTTCTGTTAACTTCGAATTGGATTTCATCATGGATGTTGGCAACAGGAACTGCACGAATTCTTTTTTGTTTGATTACCCTGTCAATCTGAACCAACCATGTTTTACAGATGATAGCCCCGGCACCTTGGAGTAAATAGTTTAGGCCAGTATGGGGGAACTGAACTGGTATACGTCGTCCATCCAATCCTGTTATAAACCCACGTTGAACCGCTCGTTCTACCTTTGACTTTAGGGTCTGAAGTTTTGGCAGGGATGTCATGAAAGTATCTATCATGGTCTTACCTTCTCGTGATCCTCCCCCCACAATCTGACCAATCTTTGCAGGGCCTGCCCCATAAATCAAAGCGTAAATAAATGTCTTGGCCTGATCTCTGGTATCAAGTCCTGCTTTGTTCTGATTGAATGTATGGATGTCACCATCTAAAACTTCTCGTGTAAATTCTGGATCATTCATGTAATGAGCAAGGCATCGAAGCTCAAGACCTTCTGCATCAGTGCCGAGCAACACGTTGTTCACCCGGTCTTTTGGAACCCATAGGCTCCGGCATCTATCGCCATACACGGCTCTCACAGAGGGCACCTGAGCCATGTTAGGATTGTTATGTGTCATCCGTCCTGTGACTGTGCCCAATGTCCTGACACTACCGTGAACCATGTTATCTTCATCAGCAGCAGCAATCCATGACTGAACATGAGCCTTTCTTTTTTGTAATGTCAGGTAGTCTACCATCTTCAAAGCCTCGGGACTGCCTATATCTTTCAGGATTGTCTCATCAATCTTTGGCTGTCCAGTTGGTGTGAACTCTTTCGGCTCCCACCCAAACTTATTAATTAAACGGTCACCAATTTGCTGACGGCTCCCCGGATTAAAGGGGATGATCTTTGTCTTTGTCTTCATCTGGATCGTGGTAGGTTCAAAGATATCCTGAAGTTCTTTTTCTGCAATATTAAGGCTATCTTCAAGAAAAGCGTAGAAGATCATGGCCTCTGGCATATCAAGACAGAAGCCATGATCTTTTTGTTTGTCTATGATGTGTCTAACATGACGTTCCATTTGCAAAACATTCTCAGGTATATCTTTGTTGTTACGCAGGGTCATCCATACTTTTGCGTTTACCGAAACATCTTGTACACAATACTCAATCATCTTTTCAGTAAGGCCCCCGGCAAAGTCAGTGAACTCCTGCTTTGGAAAGTTAAGTATCTTACCCCAGTTTTTCAGGGAGTTACCTCCTTCTCTTTTCGGGTCAGCAATCTGAGACATCAACAGAGTATCCTCGGCCTGATGCTCGATCTGTATGTCCATCCTTAATAGTCTGTTGATAATTGGGATATCAAAACTGATGATATTGTGACCCACAAAAATAGTATCATGTATCCCCAAGAATCTTTTCCTGAAATCATTAAGGCTTGGGTAGCCCAAGGCCCCACCATAGGTGAAGACCTCGGGAATTCCAAAGCTGACTTCCTGTACCCCAGAAAACTCAGACACCTCTTGAATTACAACACAGTAAATCTTTGTTGCGTCGAGACCGTCTGTCTCAATATCAAGGATATATTTATTATCATAGGGTTTTTTCTGCATCTACCATTTCCCTGATCATTTGTTCAAAGCCAATCGTTGGCTCCCACCCTAATTCATATCGTGCCTTGTCTGCGTTTCCGCAAAGCCTCGTGACATCATTAGGTCTGAGATCTTCTGGTGTATTGTGTTCCACAATCTTTGTCCAATCAGTGATACCAACATGATTGAACGCCACGTCCAGAAGATTACGGATAGATCTGGTACCACCTGTTGCCAGAACGTAATCGTCTGGATCTTGTTTGTCAAGCATCATCATCATGCCCCTCACATAATCAGGTGCCCAGCCCCAGTCCCTGACAGATTCGATGTTACCGAGCTTGAGCTTCTGGCCTGTGGTAGGGACATAGCGTTTGTAGTCTGCCACGAATGCTGTGACCTTTCGTGTCACAAAATCTTTTCCACGTCTGGAACTCTCGTGGTTGAACAGGATACCTGAACATGCAAACAACCCATATGATTCTCGGTAAACCCTGACCATATGATGAGCCGCTGTCTTGGCAACACCGTAAGGAGATGCAGGGCTAAGTGTGGTGCGTTCAGATGCCATACCTGATGCCACCGTTCCAAACATCTCAGATGTTGATGCCTGATAGAACTTGGTATGTGGGGACGTGAGTCGAATTGCTTCGAGCATTCCGAGTACTGCGTTGGCATTCACGTCAAAGGTTGTATCAGGATTTTCAAAGCTGTATCCAACATGACTCTGTGCTGCCAGATTATAGAACTCGTTGGGTTGTTCCTTTTTAATTAACGACATCATAAAAGAGGTGTCGCAAATATCTCCCTCAATCTCTCGGTACTCTGAGTCGTAGTGTACGGGACCTCGATCATATTTAGATGAATGACGGCGGCTTATACCAGTAACTTGGTAACCCCTGTCGAGCAACATTCTGCTTAGGTAGTAACCATCTTGTCCCTGTACACCAGTGACGATGGCTCGTCGGTTTAGCTGTGCTGTAGCCCTTGCAGTAGTCATGTTTAAAAACTCTCCAATTGTGTTTCTGTTATGTCATCAAATACTTCGGACATTCTCCCGGTCTCTTTACACCAGAGAAGTTTACTACCGGGGCCTGACTCACCAGAGAACCGGTTCTTCAGAACCCTTAGCTGCGTAGTGTTTCTGGCGATAGGGTCTTCTGCTTGGCTGTCCCGTTCCAGACCGATAACGATATCTGAAAGCTGACCAATACCAGCGGAGCCTCGTAGCTGGGAAAGCGTGGTGACTCCACCAATTTCATGGCCACCACCCTGTGGCCTCTTAAGATGTGAAACAATAAACAATGCAATATTAGTTTCTTGCACCAGCATTCTCAGCTTTGTAACAATCTCATCCAGTGCTTTCCGTTCATCCCCGTTTTCTTGGGACGATACGATGATCGAGATGTGATCAAGGAAAATGTACTGGCACTCTAAACCTTTGGCCATATACCGGATACGGTTGATGATATTATCGATCTCGGTTGATCCGAAATGATCATACAGATACACACGTCCAGAGCCCACGGTATTTTTAAAAGATGTTCTCATCTCATCCTTGGTATACGTGGTAGTCGGTAGATGGAATTGTTTGTTCGCATCAATGGACATGAGGCCCAGACCAGTACGCCTGATGCTTTCTTCCATAAACAAAGCACCCACTTTCTCGTCGGTATTTTGTAGGATGTGATAGATAATTTCTCTGAGGATAGCAGACTTACCAATGCCTGATCCGGCAGTGACTGTGACAAGCTCACCTTTACGAATGCCATATGTCAGATCATTGAGGGCCTGCCATGGGTAGTCGATTGATTCGTTAGTCAACTCGCTACTGACAATGTCCCAGATGTCTGTGCCACAGATGATACCATCAGGACTGACTGGCTTTGCTTCCCACCATTCTCGACTGAATGTTGAACTGTCATTGGCGTTGAGATATTCACAAGGATCTTTACGATGCATGGGCATGATCAGGCACTGACCTACCTCAAAGATCTGACTTAGTTTCTCTGCGGCTTCCTTGCCCGGCTTGTCATTGTCCAAGGCCAAGACAACCTTGTCGTACTGATTAAAGAACTCCAGATTTTTCCTGATATCTTTCTCGGCTGAGTTCGCACCAGACTTCAGGGATATGACAGGCCACTTTGATCCGAGCATTTGGTAAGCAGCAAGGGCATCGAGTTCTCCCTCGACAAGAGTGATGTACTTACCCTTGCCAGAGAATAACTGCTGTCCAAACAAAGATGAATCAGAGAACGATCCGTTATCGGATGTCATGATCGAGAACGATTTATTCTCCACGTCTCGCTTCTTATATGCGAGAACTTTCTGTCCGTTATAATCGTAGTAAGGGTAAGCGTGGCTGACGATGTTACCGTCGGTATCTTTACGAACTTTAACACCATACTTTTTCGCTGTTACTAAACTGATGCCACGATCAGGGATTGGCTCAATCGTGAATTTAGAGTTCATCTTTTCTCCTTTTGATTCCTGAATATGATTACGAGAGTGCGGTACATAATCTGGCCTAGTATCTGACAGCATGTCTGTCTTTTTACAGACAAAGCAGTGAAAGTGTGAGCCAATGTCTCCATTCTCGTGAGTATCTCTATACTCGGAGTTCCCATCTGAACTCCCACAGTTTGTGCAGGGTAAATGTCGTACAAAAACTGAGTCTGTTATTGGGTTATTTCCCGGCATCATAGTTCCAAAGTGTACTTGCTATATCATGAATCATTACTTCAACATCACCTACATTACTATACAGCTCATCAAAGTGCATTGCATAGAGCGTAGTTATAGACTTAAAGAGCTTTTCTAGATTGATTCGTTGGGAATACAGATGGTGTTCCCCAAGGCTCTTCTGCTTTTCCATAGAGGATTCGTATACTGAAGTGATATCCTCAAGGATAGTCCATGTCTTTAACACGGATGTCTTAACTTGTTCTTGTTTATCCAGCAGTTCACTGAACTGTTTCTTTAACTCGTCGTTGTTAGTCATGATTAATTATGATCCTTTGATTATGTTAGTGCTGTGATCTTGTGGTAACAGATGTGGTGGACATTGTAGGACTTGAACCTACAACCTCCGTTTGAGGTACGATCTGCGTCATCGTATCCGAGTCATACGTGTACTTGTGAAGGTACTCATCGTATATCTCGTCGCTGCAGTGTTCCATAGCCCATTCGAGGGCCTGTTCGTCATCGAGATGAGCGGGGACATCGACGATGGGATACCAGCTTTCCGTGCGGGATACCCTGAGATGTAACATGCGTCTATAGGTTTTATTAGTCATGATTAATTCTGATCCTTTGATTATGTTAGTGCTGTGATCTTGTGGTAGCAGATGTGGTGAACACTGTAGGACTCGAACCTACGACCTGCGGCTTAGAAGGCCGCTGCTCTATCCAACTGAGCTAAGTGTCCGAATTACTAAAGGCCGTGTATGGGATGTTAGGGCATTGTTCAATAAGAATCTTCTTGCATTTCTCTGCGATTACCCTGTGTTCTTTCTGCGTCTCGGGGCCGGAGCGCAGGGCAACATAGTGAATCCAAGACCGGAGCGTACCATGCATGAAGAGCCTTGTCGAGACCAAACCTTCAGGTAGAACTGACCGGGCTTGTTCTTTGGCGATGCCATGTTCCAAGGCCCAGCGATATGCTTTGCCTGCTGCCTCGACTACATCGTACATCTGGAATTCCCATTGCTCTGCCAGCTTATGATGTTCTTCGTTCTCATAGTCAAGTTCAATAGAATTCTGGCGGTTCTTGGTATCCTGAAGCCGGGCTGCTCTTTTTTCCCAGAGACAATTAGGGTGCATCTCAAACGATGTCTTGGCATATCGCTGTGAGAATTCCTGAAAGGAAAACGAGCGATGCCTTAACATTTGCCGTGAGATATCTCGGGTCGTTGAGATATCCATACACATCGAAACCATCTCAAACGGTGACCAATGTTCATGTTCAATGAGGTACTGTAGAAGACGCCCATCAGATTTATTCTGGGACTCTGGGTTAGAAACTCTGGCATAATAGAGCACTGATTCCTCCGGGGTTTTACCCGGTATCGTGGATATGTGGGATAGATTCACTGAGATTGGCATGTGATCTTTGACTCCTTGGTGTTGGG